ATACCTGTTGTAATAGCCATTTTTTTACCCCACTCTAAAGCTTTAGGATTGTTTAAATTTAAATTACCCTCTGTGTTTAATGCTCCTTGAGTATCATCTGTAAAAACTTTTATTGCGTCGTTCATAAGTTGCACGTTTGTGGCTCCAGCGCTTAAACGTTGTTTATATGTACCAACTTCGTTTAACAATGCTCTTTGTTCTTCAGGTGTAGAAGCTTGTCTAGCTCTTCCGGCTAAATCACCCATCATATTTATTTGCTCCATAAACATAGCAGTAAGCTGTGGGTTTTTATTACCAGCTTTTTGAAGTTGATCTAAGTACTTGTCTTGGTTTTGCATTGTCCAATCCATAGTCCACTTCATTTGTTCATTTGCAATTCTTTGTCTTTCAGTTTCTTGCTCTACTTGTTTATCAATAATACCAGCTGTAACAGCACCAATATTTCTAATAGTATTAGCATAGATCATATCTGCTTCTCTATCTATAACTGCTACTGGATTTTCATAAGCGCCTGATTTATAATATTGTCTTGCCATTGTTATACTTTATTAAAATTAACATCAATTTTTGAGTAATCTACTTTGTCATACCCACTTGAATGTTTAATTACTGCATTTTCAGGTATTTCATCAGACATAACACCTTGAAACACACCTTTACCAAATTTATTATTTTTATATTTAAAATTATAAATATTAATACCTGATGGTGATATTCCAATTAATTTAATATTCTTTTTTAATCTTCTATCAGAAGGCACACCGCTAACACCAAAAGGACCATCAGATCCACCGCTACCACCTGCACCAGCTAAAGATGTTGCTATATTTCCAACAGAACTAATTCCAGCGCTTATATAATCAGCTTTACTAGCTCGCGCAGCAACTTGTTGTTGTTGAGCGCCGGTTATTTGCGCTTGTACTCTATTTAATTGTTCACCTTCTCTTCTTTCTTTTTCACCATACACAAACTCTCTTCCCGCTACATCTGCTTGTTGTAATCTTCTTGCTTCACCTAGTTGTTGGCTTTGAACTCTAATAGCTTCATTCATTCTTGCTGATTGTAAGTTAACTTCTCCATCAGCTCTTAGTTTTTGATTATAAGCTTCTTGTTTTTCTATACTAGCACTAACACCTCTTTTACTTTGTAATGCAGCTTGCGCTAAAGCGGTAGCTCCACCAGCCGATGCACCACTAGCTTGTAACGCATCTAGCGTATTTGCTAAAGCAATATCAGCTTCTTCTGCTTGAAATTCAGCTGCTTGAGTTGCTACACCTAGATTATTATAAGGATTTGAAAGTTCATTGCTAGTATTATATATCATACTAGATAAACTAGTTACGCCTTCAAATGGGTTTATAATAGCTTGTCTGCTTTTTTCTAAACTTTCAAGTTTATCTTCTAATCTTGCTGCTTTTCTACCTGCTCTTTTAGCTCTTTTACCAGAGCTAACTGCTCCTGCTACAGCAGTTCCTGCTGAAACTAAAGCAGCCCCTGCGGTTATTGCTGTTACTACTCCCATATTATATTTGTTTTGTTATTTCGTAAGATGCTTTTTCATCTATACTCCAATTAAGTTTTTTATGTATATTTATTAATGACTTATTTCTACCTATAGAAAACATATACTTTTTATTATTGTTTTTACAAAATATTTCTGCTGATTGTATTAATGTTTCAATAGCTTCTTTTCTATCTTTTTCTTTATATTCTGGATTAGATATAATCCACTCTAATAAAACAGCTGCAGAATTTGTAAAATATAAAAACCCTGCAACTATAGGTATATTATTTTTTTCTATTATTAATCCACCTGTTCCGTTATCAGGTAAAAAATCTTTAGGAGGATTAACCCACGTGGGCCAAGCATCCCACCAAGATACTAATGTATCCCAATCGTTTTCTGTAAGTTTACGTATATTAAATTTCATTTAATTAGTTTAATATGCAGATTCTACATAATCTGAAGAAGCTGCAAAAAGTTCTTTCATACCTCCTGGATCTGTTAAAGTATCTGTAGATATTTTAACTGTTGCAAAATACCCTTTAATACCCGTCATTTTATTACCAAATATAACTTCTCCAGGAGCAGCTGTACTGTTATTTACTAAATTAGCCATGTATTTATTTTCTTTTCTAGTAAAACCAGCATAGTTAATTGGTGGTATAAGCGGTGTAGTGTTGGCTGTAATAGGTGTAGTTGTAGTATTAACAAATGTGTTACCATGATTATCATATGAACCCTCGTTAAAACTATATATAAAACTAATACTATCATTAGTATTTACTGTGCTAAAGTTGTCAAAATCAATATTAGTATATCCTATACCTGTAGAATCTGATATAAAACTATCTACTTGCCAACCGTTACTACCTTCGTAGTTTATTGTTTTAAATACTTTAGATACACTAACATTAGGATTAAAAATAAATTCTATAGATGCTTTACCCTGTGTTCCATAAAAATTACATCTAGGTTGTGTATCTATATAATGTTGATATAAACCAGCTGTATCTGAACTACCAACAGCAGATGGTCCTGTTGTATAAAATTTATTTCTTAAACTTAACATCATACCAGGTTTATAACTATATAAACTAGTCCAACCTTGTACTGTTTCATCAAAAGATAATGTTTTATATTCTATTTCAGTATTAGATGGTTGTATAGATAAAACATATTGCTTATTATATATATCCCAACCACCTTGTAGTTTACCTGTAGTACCTAATGTACCAAATTGATCTCTAAAGAAATCAATCATACCATAATTAGAGATCTCGGTTAAACCATCTTGTGATAATCTCATTACAGCATTTCTATCTTTGTCAGTAAAATATTTTCTTCTACCGTATACAGCAAAGCTTTCAGGATTTTTACTTATACCAAAGTTACCTACATAAGCTTGTATTTGGCCTATTACATTAGGCCCAGATGTTATAGTTGCATTACCTTCTGCAGAATAAATAGCATCTTTATCTATTAATGCTCTACTTATTTTCTTTTCTTGAAATATAATTAAGTTAGTATCTTCTGCATAAATTTTTTGTATACTACCATTTGCCGGATCTACACTTTTAATTATATCTTCACCTACTGAAAATACATTAGTATCGTTTATACCTGTTCTTGAATTAAATATACCTGAATAAATAAGTGAATTAATTCTAAATGAAGCATTAGGGCTGTCTTCAACTAAAAATGCTTTTACTCCTTGGCCAACATAAGTATTATTATATCCACCTCTAATTCTTGCTTCTTCTACTGCCCAGTTATACATATTGTTAGGTAAAGTACCTAAAGTAGCATCACCTCTAGAGCCATTCCACCCTACAGCAGAAGGTTGTGATCCATCTGTTGCGGTTTTACGAAGTATAAAACTATTAAAATATTTTACCTCTATAGTTGCTGCCATAACTTATTATTACTTATTTATTTATCTTATTACTTAGGTTATTACCCAATAAAAGTTAGATGGATTTTGAGGAAAACCAACACCTGATAAGTCAGTTGTTGTATTATCAAAAGTAATTCTATCAAAACCATTAAAAGTTTGCCATAAAACAGTTGTATTATTTACATCTAAAGCAATATCTAACAATTGAGCATATGGACTATCACCATCAAAAACTACTAACGAATCTGTAGAACTAGTAACAGAATAAGATACATTTTTTACAGCTGATACACCGGTTAAAAAATTCATTAATACTTGTCCGCTTGATGTAGTATCAGAAAATACAACAAAAAATTGGTTATTACCTAAATTACTCATGTTGTATAAATTCATTTTACCATATTGAACACCACCTGCAGGCGTGCTACACGGTAATCTTTGTGCATCACTTAACGACCTAAAATTAGTTGCTGTGTTTAATGAGCTATTACCAATACAAGGTTCAGCTGTTTGCATTACTTTTTTACCTGTATTACTAAATTGAGCTGTCCATTTTCTTGTAAAAGGTTGACCTGTTCTACTATATTGTGATGTAGATGATGAAGAGCTTGTTGGAGTTGGTGATCCACCATTTTCTGAATTAGCATTTTCATTACCCCAAACTACATTTAAATCATCATTATTAACACCGCTGTATGAAAAATATTTATCCCCTGAAGTACCAGGAATATAAGGCGAAGTTAATGCAGGATCAGTAAACAGTTGAGATATATATCTAAATGCCCACTCTCTTGCATATACTAATATACTAGGTGTTTGACAAGCAGCCATTTCTCTTGTGTCATATGCTTCACTTATTCTATATTCATAAGATACTGGATTACTAATATTTGTTGTTTTGGTTGAAGTGCCACCTATATTTACATATGTATTTAATAATTGCTCAGGATTATAAAAATCTCCATAACTTAAATAAACTTGTTGATTTTTAGTTGCTTGATTGTACGACATATATTGTGTAACTTCTACATTACCACTAAATACACCAGGACATGTATTAAATTGAGAGAAAGTAGGTATAATTTTATTACCTGCGTTAAATCCAGGCATATTAAAAGGAGGTGCAGAAGCTAAATCTGATTTTATATTATCTCCATAAGGGTATCTTACAACTAATCTATATTCTCCATATCTATCTGGAGCATTTGATGGCGCTTGACCATTACTTTCTCTATAAGCTGAGTTTCTACCTATTGCAAATATTTTTCTACCTGTTGTGTTAACAGCAATATTACCACTATTTTGTTGACCTGTATATGTACATTGAAATGCATCGGTAACATTGAAAAAATTATCTGAATCTCTTGCTTCATTTGATTTATCTATAATACCTGTATTTCTAAATAAAGAATCTACACTTGTAGTTATATTCTCATTATTTATTTGTGAACCACCAAATTTAATTAATTTTCCTTCAACATCATATGCATCTGACCAAGGATCATTACCATTTTCTCTATATTGTAATTTAGTAGGCCATATAACTGATGGTTGATACCTTCCAGATCCACCAGTTGGTACATCTAAATAATTATTTAATTCATAATCTACAATTATATAAGCTGTTCCTGATGTTAATCCTACAGCGGGTGTACCACCTGTAGCGCTTGAGGTTTGATCATTTCTTTCTCCAGCAGCAGATCCAGCTAAACCATTTCTAATACCTGAACCAGGTCTTATATTAGCGTTTCTGTTTGTATTATAAAAATTCCATGAATCTAACATTGCAGAAACAGGACAATTACTAACACTTGTAGTAAGCTCATATACAGCACCACTTGTAGTAGGATTAGCTCCACTACCTTCAAATTTAGGTGTTAAACTTCCTACGTTTTGTTGCCAACCAATAGTGTCTGGATCAAAAAACCCTTGACTAGTAGACTGACCCCAACCAAAAATAGATGATTCAGAGCCTAAATTAATAGCTACATTTTTAGCAGCAAAAAAGTCAGCATTTAAAACATCTGATTCGTAACCATTACTACCATTTATTGTAAACGAACAAGTAGTTGTAGGATTACCATTTGGTAATGGATATGTATTATCTGTAGCGCCTGCGTCTGTAACAGCCACTGTTATAGGATAACTTATGTTTAATAAACCAGATTCATCTTTTATTGTTGCAGATCCATTACTACCTGGTACAATTTTTATTTCAGGTAAACCATCTGTAGCTGATGCTGGTATAGTTGGTGCAAAACCGCTTGTTTGATTTAAACCATATGCAATACCCCAAGTAAGATCATCATATTGTTTAGACACATCAGCTGTACCGTTTACAGCATTTAATGTAAATAAGTCTATAATACCAGCATCTGTTCCTACTACACCTGTTGCAGGACAATTTTGTATTATAGGAGATTTGTTTAATAATCTTTGATCAAAGGTTAATATTGTTTTAGTTCCAAAGTTAGGGTTTGTTGAAGCATTACCATCTAAATTTTCTACTTCAAAAGTAAAAGTAAAGCTATCATTATCAATAGATTCTTCACCAAAATAAAAATAAGAATCGTTTATAAATATTTGATAACTAACAGGCGATACGCTTGAGTTTTTTACTAATTTAAATTTATTAGAAACATCTTCACCGTTGTTATTAACAACTTGAAAACCAGGTTGTTGTGTTGTTGGCATAGCAGTTCCAGATGTAGCAACTGCTCCAGCTATATTACTGTTTTGTACTACTGTTTTTAATCCTGCAGCATCTTCAGTATAAGGGAAAAATGGTTTAGCCACAGCTGTAGCATAACTTCCACTATAAACCACATTAGGAGATTGACCAGGAGCTATATCTTCAAATAAATTAAATGTCCAGCTAGATGGTGGATTACTACTTGTATCTGTTGTAAATCCTTTTATACCTGCTGTTGTTTGTATAGCTTCATTTAGCTCGGCTATTGTACCTGTTGTAGATGTTTCCCAATATATATCTAATCTTGATTCAGTAGGTATTGTTTCATATATACTTAACCAAGTATTAACAGCTGTTGTACCTGAAGCAGGAACTGTAGATCCAACAGCTTGATTTATAGATACTCTAGCCATTGATGGGTTAGAAGCTGTTTGATATATAGATCCAAACTTTATATTGGTAGTATTATCAAACAAATCATTTTGATCACTAATTGTAGCAACTGTATCAGGTAAAGCAATATTTGTAGCTGTGTTTATAGGGTTAAATTGATAATTATTTAAAGGTTGAGCTATTGAAGAAGGTGCTACTCTACCAAATAAACGAACAGAACTTCTAAATTGTTTTTGTTCTGGACCTACTTCTGTAAGATCTCTTGGTACTTTATTTATATTATCATTTAATAAAGTTATATAAGACACAGATCCAGCTACATCTGGATCATCTGTAACAGGAGGATAAAAATTCATTAAACCAGGAAGATACACATTATAATAATCTTGCTCTGTTTGTTTAACCACTATTTTATAACTATACCAACCTAAAGGATTATAACTTGCACTTGTAGGATCACCATTATATAAACCTGGCCAACCGCTTTGTGTGTTAGCTTGAAATTCAGGTATGATCTCATTAAATAATACTTTAATAGAATCTCCTGGCCATGTGTTTATATTATTATCTGCATTATTAGTACTAGATACGGTATTATAAGGAAAATATATTGTATCACCTAATAAAGTTAAATTATCTTCATCTGTTCCTTGACTTGTTGCTGATGATAATATTGTAGTAGATGATCTACCATATTTATCAGATAAAACAACACCAACTTGATAGTTTCTATTTTGTTTAATAGTGTGCATTGGATACTCTCTAGATGATGTTTTATAAAGAGGAGCCGGAACAGTAGGATCATCTGTTACAAAATTTGTATATTTTTCTGATACAGCTACATTATAGTTTAAAGTTTCTGGCGGCGTGTGTTTGTTTTGAAAGTTACTATATACAACTCTATTACTTATTATTTCTTGTCCTAAAGCTCTAACAGGTGCTTTATCATAAACTCTTATTAATTCGCTTTCAGGTAAAGTTTTATAAGGTTTAGTACTTTGATAATTAAAAGGTATTACATTACCAGCACCACCAAGTTCTGCATAACCACCAGTTCCTTCCCAGGATATAGCATCTACTACTTGAACAGCTAAAGCATCTGATTCTTTATATAGTATTTCTATTTCTTCAATTTTTAACTTTGTAAACAGCTCATTAGCAGGTATATGATTATTGTTTTCATCTAATGGTGTAGGTATTTGTAATATAATATTATTAACTTTATTTTCCATAAAATCAACTACCGTACTTCTGAACGTAGATTGTTCATCAGTAGTCATACCTGTAGGAGTTGTATTATTTAAAAAATAACCATCTTGTTTAGGTATAAAAGCAGCTTGCGTAAATGGTGCCATAATAGAATATTCACCTGTATCATATTTAAATCTATAACTAAACTTTACAAATTTATCCTCTAAAAAATCAGGATCTCCATTAAACTTAGGGTTATAATTAGGATTTGTTGTTAGACCAGGATAATCTGCATTATATGTTCCACCTGGATTCATTTTACTACTAGCATCTAACATGCTGGTTACATAATAGTTAGGTGTAGATATATTGGTAAGGGTGTTCTGATTAAAATATATAGTAGTACCAGAAGGTATATCTTGAGTTACAGTTGCTAAAGGTGTACCAGCCGCTATGTTAGCAACATCAATTATAGTCATTTGATTACCATTAGCAAAACTTTGTAATACTGAGTTAGCTGGTATACCAGGTACAGTTGCACCGTTTGCATCTACAGCTGTAATAGTAGCTCCTACTAAAGTTTTAGGATCTGTTCCTAATGTAGCAGCAATACCTAAACGATTATCAGATGTTATTAATATAGTACTACTTCCTGTAGAAGTTATACCATCTGTGATAGCTGAACCTCCATTAGGTAAAAATGCTGATTCTCTTTTGTAATATAAATTTATAGGTTGAAAAGGAGCATACGTTGCAACAGATATTTGGTCTTCTGTTGTATAATATCCTGCTTCTTTAGTTACATCTATTCTTCTTGGTTGATTTCTATTGTCAGTCCAAAATAAAATATTTTCTAACAAGTTAACACCTATAATTGGTTTGTTTTTAGAAAAATTTAAAAACGCACCACTTAATAATTTAGTAGAAACACCTGTAGCTACGTTATAAACATACACATAATTATTAGCTGTAGTAGAATAATTAAGTGATTGTGGTGTATATGTATATGTATTTGTGTTTACTGTTTCATCATAGTCAGTTAGGAATATATATATGTTCGTACTCACTTCGTCTGTATAAAAACCAATTGTTTCTAAGTCACAGTTACAACCACTTAAAGTTCTATAATCTTGTATTTCAATATTACCTAATACATTTTCTAACGCTCCAACGTCGGCACCTTCTGATTTACTTACTTGTATATTAACTCCTTCACGATATTCACCATTTGGTAAAAGCCTGGCATCCAGGTCTTTATTCATTTTGGACTTAATAAAAGCATTTTTAACTTCTGCCATTTAATTTAGTTTTTAAGCCATTTAGATTTACCTCTCATAATCTGAATAAACTCATTAGATTTTATATTAGATAATCTTATTTTTGCGTTTCTTAGTTTTGCACTTTTTTCTTTTTGTAATCTTCTTATTATATATTCAGGTTGATTTATTCTACTTGCTAATATTGCGTGACTTAAATAAGCGTATACAGCTTCTTCTGCTAGCTTTGGAACTCGCATGTCTTGATCATATGCAAGACCATCTGAAACATATTCTAAAACAATTAATTTTTCTTTTAAATCACTAGAAAAAGAAAACTTACCATCTCTATCATTAATAGTAAACCAACCGTTCATTTGAGCTCTTTCTGGTTGTAATCCATACATTTGACCATAACCATATAAACCATATCCGTAATAACCATATAAACCATCTGATATAAGTCTACCTGTTATATCATCTCTTATTTCTTGTAATATTTCATTATTTTGTTCTCTGTATCTTTCTTCTGTTAATGAAGTACCACTTAAATTTCTACCATCATTATCTTGTGTGGCAACACCATTAGTATCTTGAATAGGTTTACTATAAGGATTAATTGTTAATGAATTAGGATAAATAGGGTGTTTTAAACCGTTTTCATCTATCCAAGAAACATTAACATAATTAACGTAGTCTTGAGGTATTGGAACACTTAAACTATCTGGTATAGTAAGTTCTTGAGATTTAATACTTCTTAAAGTATCATAGCTAAATTCTTGTAAAGCTCTTTTAGTGTGAAAAATAACATCTGTTCTTTTAACACTAGGTATAAGCTTACCAGCCCCTACATAAGCTACTAAAAAATTTGTTACAAGCTCTGCAACTCTTATGTATGAATAACTATTATAATTTTCTTGTACAACTTTACCTAAAGCATCTTTGTTACCATAATTACCACCACCTTGAGTTAAAAGCTGTATAACTACATAAGTACCAGCAGCTTGAGCTGGTAACGTAAATGTATTATTTACTACTGTATAATCTGTTGTATATTCTGTAAACGTACCTGTTGCTCCTGTTGAACTTGTATATAATCTAAAATTATTATCATTATATGCTTCTTTTGTAGGATCAGAACTTCCAAATGTTATATCTGTATCAAAAGTAGCTTTAAAAATAGTTTGATTTTCAGTAGCAATAAAAATTTGACTTCCTGCATAATATTGTGCGTTTGTCTCAGTAATTAAACCTCCGTTTGGTTGTGACATAGTTTATTATATTTTTTCGTTCTGTTCATTTATAGCAACTTGCTGTGAAGCATCTTGTACTATTTGTGGATCTCTTATTATAACTCCAGCATATTTTAAAATTTGAAGTATAACATTAGTTTGTTCTGATTCATGTAACTCAAAATTACGAGAACCTGTTGGTGCGTTTGTTGGATTATAATCAGCGTTATTATATACATATTGACCCAGAGTACCTACATCAAAACCCCATATTGGATTATTAGGTTTTCTAATATAATCTAACTGTATATCACCATCTGTAACTATAGTTGTTGGTTTAACATATAGTTTATTATCTTCATATAAATATGCAGGAAAAGTTGTTGAAGGTTTTGTTAACAAAGACTTGTCTACTTGATAAAACTCTTGTCTATCTAATCTTTGTACTTCTGTTTCATTATTATATAAAACTGTACCTAATCTATAAAGATCTACAGTGTTACCATATGAGTCTGAAGTTGGTGGTACCCAATAAGAAAGTGTACCTGAGGTAACATAAGAAGCGTTACCAAATGTTTTAAATATAGCTATTTTTTCATCTAAATTTTTTACTCTATCAGCATAATCTGTGTCTGTTTGTGGAACACGTATTTGCTGGTTCATGTCTTCAAAATATTTTTCAAATATTTCTAGTTGTACTTGTGTTCCTAAACTATTAAACTCAGTTGGTGTTATATAACCTCTTTGTTCTTTATTTAGTATAAGTAAAACAGTTTGATATACCGTATTTACGTTTATAGCCATGTGTATTTTTTATTATAATAAAGGAGGCGTTACACCTCCCTTATTAGTATTACATATTAAGAAAGTTTTTTCTCTATAGACTTGTATATATCAAGTCCTTCATCTGTCTTAAAAAATTGTGCCATTGCTGAATATGGGTGTTCATCAAATGGTACGGTCATTAATTTTTTATTATTAGATGCCCAGTGGAAAGTTTTTTGATCTGAACTTAAGGTTATTATACCTGCTTCAGTTGCTTTTATTGCAAAGTTTCTTAATTGAACATTATCATCGTTAGCTAAATCTAAAAACAGCTTTGCGTTCTTTTTAGCAAACACTAATAAATCTCTTTTAATTTCCTTAGAACTCATTTCAGATACCTTAGATCCAACCTCTACTCTTAATATAGCTTCTGCTTGATCAATATCAACTGTTCTTGCCATATTTAAAGCATCTATTTCCATTTCAAGATCTATTAAATCATCTTCAGCTTCTATTACTTCATCAACTTCTCTATATCTTTTATTTTTTAAAGGGTGATATAAAGATAATATTTTTTGAAGAGCTTGATCTTCTTTTTTTACAAATAAAGAACCATCTCTAAATATTATATGGCCTAATGTTGCTTCTCCTTTTTGTTCATCTTTAAAAGGAGAGTTTTGATTAGTTGCATATCTAATTTCTCTTTGTTCTTTATTTTTTTCATCATACCACAATAGTGAATGCCTAGTTGTGTGTCTTGATGGTATTTTGTATGTTAAAGGACTATAAGGTCCAGTTAAAACATATGTTCTATCTTTTACTTCCCAGCTATCTTTAACAGCTGATTTTTCAATTTTTGTTTTCATGATATAATATAATTAAATAGTTAATGTAAAGGCAGGAGCACCATTAAGATGCTCCTTTCTTTACTAAAAAATTAAATACCTTTGAATAATACAAAGTTATTTGCAGCTTGAGTTACTAAACATCTTTCTGATAGGAAGTTTACTTCCATAGCATCAAGATTAGAAGTGTAAGCACCTCCAGCTGATCCAGTTAACCAAGACTTCATACGTCTGTCTTCTGTTTGAGAAGCTCTATATCTGACGTGTAAGAATGGTCTTCTAATGTTGGTACCTAAAATTTGGTCATAAACAGTTGAAGTACCAGCGGGGATTAATACACCTTCAATTGATTGAGTACCATCAATAGCACCTCTTGTAGAAGCATCATTTAAGTATTTCCAATCAGTTTTGTAGAAGTCATATGAACCTCTTCTGAAACCACTAAATCCAAGATTTAAAGCCATTTCTTCTGAGTTTTCAAATAATCCATAAGCAGTACCACCGTTGCTACCATAAGATACATTAGATAACATATTATCAAAATCTAAAGCTGTAGATCTTTGTAAGAATAACATATTTTCTTCAATAGCACCTTGAGTATCTAGGTTTTTAAGTATTGCATCAAAGTCATCTAAACCAGAAGCCGCAGAAAATCCTACTTCTACGTTACCTCTTGTAGAGATAGCAGCAAAAAGACCTTCAGTACCTTTGAAACCAGCAGCAAATGCATCACCAGCTCCAATGTTAACAGCTTTTTCACCTTCAACACATACCATTTCTAAATAATCTTCAAATCTAAGTCTTGTTTCAGACTCAGCTTTTAAATACCATAAATAACCTGTAGTTCCGTCTTCTGTAGCAACTTCAACCCAACCTATTTGAGCCATATCAGATCCGTTTATTGTATAAACGTTTCTAATTATGATAGGTGAATTGTTGTATTGTTGAAAAGCAGGAGTTACAGTTATTTGTGGTTGAACAGAAGTATTACCTGTTATAGCACCTGCAGCGGCATTAGATGTAGATGCACCTTTAAGAAACTCTGAACCATATACAAATATTTTAAATTTATTTGCATTAATGCTAGCTAAAGTTTGTGCTGTGTAAGGAGCTACGTCAACGTGACCGTTTGCAGTATCTGAATCAGTTACAACACCTTTAAGCTCTGCACCTTGATCATCTAATAAAACTACTGTTGAACCGGGTGAAATAACATTTCTAGTTACACCTGGAGAAGTAGGAGCTGGAACAGTTACTCTTCTTGTTCCGTTGTGAGTACAATTATCATACGCAATATGTAGTCTATTTTGTTCTGACCAAACAACTTGATCTGAAGTCATAGGCATTTCAGCACCTACCATACGTAAAAAACCAGAAAGAGTTCTATTTCCATATCTTTCTACTTCTTGCTCATATATCTCAGGTAGATATTGCTGCGCAAAATCATTATTACCATCTGTAAAAGATAAGTAATTACTGGCTAATAGCTGCTGATTAGGAGCAGGAACTATTGAACCAAATTGTGGAGTTAAAATTCCCATAATTTATTTATTTATTTTTAATTAAACGTTCTTTTCTTTATTTTTAATTTTGAAGAATCAACGCCACTAATTGCTTTTACTCTTAAACCATTAACAAATAATTCACCTGAAGCTGTTTTACGAGGTTCAGTTGATATATTTTTTGATTTAGCTATTTGTTCTTTTATTGCATCGGTTTTTCCTTGCTCATAAAAGTGATTAGCAATAGTATCAGCATTACGTGCGGTAAATAAAGCTTTGTGGTATCCTTTTGCGTCAGTTACATCACCTTTTTCATTTAAGAACGTCTTAATAAAGGTTGATATATCACTTTGACTTTTGGCCACTGATGAAGGGTCTTTAATACCATATCTGAATTTTTTATCTCCTAATTTAAAATCAAAACCTTTGAATTCTTCGTTGAGAAGGTTTTTTGTTTCAGATACAAACCTTTCATGACTAGCTTTACGTACTTTTTGTTCTTCATTATAGCGATTAAAAAAGTCAGTCGCTTTTTGTTGGTCCTGTGTTATGCCGGGTCTCAACTTGATTTCGTCATAATACTTTGTTTTTAGGCCCTCTAAATAGTTTTTGGCTTTCGCTATCTCTTCTTTATAAGCAAGTTTTTTCTTTTTTATATCTCGCTCATCATCCACCTCAGCGTCAAATCTAAAAGAATCTTCAATTATAAAGTTTCTTTCTTCAGCATCTAAATGAGGTTTAGCTTGTTTATAATATTCATGAAGTAATACATCATTATTTATATTTGTATAATCAGCATTTAAACGGGCGTAATCTTGTATATTACCACCTGTTTCTTCCATGAATTTTATTAATTTTTCTATGTTTTCAGGTAACTTTTGTGTTTCAGTTTCCTGTAATACTTTTTCTTGTTCCTGTGAGGTAGTGGTAGTTTCATCGCTTCCTGCCACTCTTGTCTCGTCAGTGTTATCTTCTTCATCTGTTATTAATTGTAAAGGTGAATCAGACTCTTCTTTTATTTCTTCAGATTCTTTTTTATCTGTAACATTTTCGTTGGTGCTTTGTATTTGTTCGTCCACCTTAGAGCTATCTCCGGCTTGTTCGCCCACATCCACCTTCTTTGTTTCTCCGACTGGAATGGCATCTTCTTTTGGTTTTTTAGTTAAATCTACTTTTATTAAATCAGGGATTATTTTTTCTTCACCTAATTGTTTTGGTTTAACAACTTTTTTTATTTTAAAACTACCTTCTTCTTTTGGAGGTGTAGTATCTACAATTTGTTCTTGTTTAGTTTCTTTTACAGGTTCTTCAACCATTGTTTCTTCTTTTTGTGACATAATATAATAATATAAAATTAATAATCTATTGTGGAGCAAACTGCTCTAAACCAAACCCATCTAAATTATCATTACCAGCACTTTCAAAATTTATAGGTAATGTATCATTTTGTCTTTGATTTATTAATTCACTCTCTTGAGTTCCTTGCATTTGTATGCGTTTATCTTTTCTATCTTCTATTTCCGTTTCTTTTTGACGTTTTGTTTGAGATCTCATTTCTTCAAGTTGTATGTTATATCTAAATTCTTCAGCCATTAATTGTTTTTTAATTAATGCTTCTTGCTCCATACGTTGTATTTCAAATTGAGATTTTGCTTGTTCTATTTGAACCTCTGTATCAGCTAATGCTTGATTTTTTTGTACTTCTGCCATGGCTGCTTTTTCAGCTGACTGGGCGTTAGCATTTGCTTGTGCTTGTATATTTTCTAATTGTTGAGCTCTATCTTTTTCTTGCTTTTGTTTTTGTCTTAATTTAAGCATTTGATTAGCAAGTTTAATATTTTTTATTTCTCTTAAATCTATAGCATCTTCTAAACCTATATTTTTAGCTTGCAATGCAATTTGTATACTTTGTTCTAGTTGAGCTTTTTCTTCTTCATCAGGTTCAAGTTCTAAAAATATTCCAAAATCATGTAAAGATAATTTTTCAATTTCTTGTAATGTTGATGTATTAAAACCATTTATACTGTTTATCAAAGACTGTTTAGTTGTTGGAAACTGTAACATGTCTGATACTCTTAAACTAATATTTTCACAAATTCTTACAGTTAAATACATTAAAGCTTGTAATACATGTCTAGTAGCTGTATTAGAATTAGCAGCTGCTAGTTTTTGTAACCCAACTAAAGCGTTTTTATCAGGTGTACTGCCATCTCTTGCTTCATTAAGTCCGGTTACATCTCTTATCATTTGTAAATAATATTGATAAGTTTGTATCATTGACTGTATTTTAGACATACCGGAAGATGTTTGTAATTCTTGTACAGGTACCTTACCTCTATTTAAATCACCATCTTGAGTTAAAGATCTTCCTACTACGCTACCTGTTTGAAAATACATATTTAATGCTTCAGCAGGATTATAATTTGTTCCATTACCTAAATCAACTTCTGCTAATCCATCAACATCTAAATAAACACCATCAGGTACTAATCTTGATATTACTTGTTGTAATTTTAAATGAGTTAACTGAATCATATCTGCAAAACCAACAGTTTTACTTACAATAGATTCTATACGACCTTGATACATTCTAGGTGAGCTAATAACATAATTCATATTAACTTTAGTTGTATCACCAAAAGGTCTAGTCATGTTTTCACTTAACTCCCATTTTAAAATATTATTACCTAATCCTAAAACTTTAGCACCACTATATAATACTTCTATTGATCTTGATATTCTATTGAAATTATCACTAGGTGGAGGATTAAATGTATCTGGTTTTTCTAATGTTTTTTCTAAACCTTGTTCAGTTTGTTTTATTTTAAAAACTTGATCTTGATATGTTTTATATTCAAAATAAAGTATTTGTACTTGATCTTTAGTATCTTGACCCCACCAAGTATTTTCTAAATATGTATTTCTACCTGGATATTTTTGTATTTCTTCTAATTCTGCATCTGTTAAATAAGGAAACTGTCTTTTAACTTCTGACAAAGACATACTTTTAACTTCACCTACATAATATATATCTTCAAAGTTAGGATCATCAGTATATGAATATACTAAATTAGCTGGATTTACATAGTCTATAGTTATTCCTTCTGATAAATTAAAATCAGTTTTAACACAACCTATACCTAAAACAGTAAGATCATAAGCTAATTGTTTTTTTACTTGATCATACTTGTTATAATCTAAAATATTATTTATAACTTCTTCTTCTGCTACTTCAACACTTTGTTTAAAGTTTAATTGTAAATAAAGATCCAATTCTTCTGTGGTTCCAGGTAAATCATCTGGTGATGCTGACGCAAACAAATTAGCATTAGGACCTAATTGAGCTTGTAATGCTTCAATCATTTCTTTATTTTCAATATCTCTTATAGCGTTTTGAGCAAATGTAGTTTTATTTTTTATAGCAAATGGATCTTGAGCAAAAGATTTTATTTCATAACCTTTTTGTGTCATACCATTTACTACTATATCTACAAACTTAGATAATATAGGAACAGGTTTCCAATCTAAATTCAAATAAGATAAATCACCATTTATAGCTAATTCATCTTTATATTTTTGTACTGGTTGTTCTCCTCTAGCATAAAGTCTTAATCTATTAAAATTTTGAAAATTATTAATATATCTATTTTGACCACTAGAGTTTTTAAACCACTCATATTCAATTGCTTGGGCTACTTGTAAACCATACTCTTTTGACTTTTTCTCTTCTTCAGGTACCACCTGATCTGGAAAAGCACTGTTATAGTTAATATTAACCATTAATTTAGTATTTTTGAAGTTACTCCTTTATTATTATACTTTTTAAAGTCTAAAGGTAAATTATTTATAGTTCTTTTTACTGTAGGCGTGTATCTATTTTTATTACAAGCCATAATAGCTAAACCAGAACTTATTGAAGCATCATGTTTAGTTCTATTATTCATATTAAACTTAGCCCAATCTTCTAGTGTTCTTTGAAAATACATATCACCATATCTTTCATTGTTAAATCCAATAAAATTTTCAATATAGTCTTCTATTGCAGCAGCATGTGCTTGTTTTATATCTTCACTTGAATTAGGTATACCACCTATTTCTCTTTCGGTAATAGATAATTTATTATATACTTTATCAGGACGATTCATAGAATATCCTCTATAACCTCTTCTTTTTAAATAATATAATAATCTAGGTTTATTATTTTCTGCAAGTAATGGCATACCATAAAAAACTAAAGCCATTAAAACATCTTCAAAAAATATTTCCGCTGTTTGAGGCCTTGCAATATATTCTAAAAAAAATAAATTAGGTGGTACATCTTCCATTGAAAACTTAGTTAAACCGTGTAAAGAAGCTTTAGATCCTCTACCATCAACAGTTCCTGAAATATCATATGGATCACAACCAAATGCGCCTGTATGATCATTTCCTGGATATTTTATACCGTTTTTTATAATATATTTATTTTGTAAATCACTGTTTGGTACCCATGAAATTAAAAACCTACCATTATTATTAGGTATAAATATAACTCTAGTATCTTTAATTCCATTTTCCCATTGAAAATTACCTTTTGTAATTACATTCGTGTTTTTTAAATCTTCATTATAATCAATTTGTTCATAAATTTTAGTTAGATTAAATAAAGATTGTTTTGCTTCATCTCTAAAAGCATGTTTTTCTGTTCGTGGAAACTGACGATAAAATTCGTTTAAACCATCTTGATCGTTTTTTAATCCTTCAACTTCATTTTCCCAGTGTGAGATAACACCGATGTCAATGTTGGATCCATCAATACTTTTGACTGGTTTTTTTGGAGTTTCGAATACAGGAAACCCATAAGCGTTAAGGTATCCTTCGTAATTCCATTCCATAGGTATGAACAAACTATATAATCCTGAATTAGTCTGTCCGTTGCGGTTTCTTTTTGTGACATCTGATGCATCATACAGTTTTTTAAAATTATTACCTCCTTTATCTAAAGCATTAGATGTAGAACCCATCATACATCTACCTATAATTCTACTACCTAATCTTAATGTCGTCTTCGTGACCCTCCAGTTGTTGAGGATGTTGTCTGGTCTCTCCCATTTACCCGATTCATCATGGGCGAGTAATTTGAGTTTCTCCCCGTCGTACGAGTTATCACCGGTGTTCTTCCAGTCGATCGTGGTGTCGAGCCCAACGAGTTCCTCGGGACGTTCGTTCTGATCAATCTTTCGCCTTGTGAATTTTGAGGCCGGTACCCTGTATGCCAATTCAGTTTTGGGGCGATCCATACCGTCCTGAATGGGTTTAAAGAAAAATGGGTAGTTGACAGATATTGGTACAACTTTGTCTGTAAACATTTTCTTTGCATCAGCTCCAGTCTTTGAAAGTATCCCATACCGTGAATCACTTGATATTGTTGCCTGATGTACCAATTCTGACGAAGCCATAAATGAAAATCCGGATCTTCTATTCTTGAGATAGCACAATCCATATGACCTGGTATCCAACTTACATGCCTCCCAGAAGATAAAGAAAATTCTGTTGGCTTCTCTAAACTCTGCGTTCCCAACATCAATTTTTGTCCACTGCAAGTACATATAATGAGAACCAGTAATATAAGTAGGAACACCATTGTTATAGAAACAAAAGCCTTCTTCACGTCTTTTAAATTCTTCATCAATATAGTCATACCAAGTGTTTTTAAAATCTAATGATGTTTGATTCCAATCAAAAACTGTTTTAAGTTTTGATAATTCTTTAGGGTATTCAAATATTTCCCAGTATTGATCTGTTTTATTTTTAGATCTTTTATAAGCTTTTTCAACTAAAGGTAAAGCTATTTTTAAATTTTGTACTTCATATATCTCACCTATTTTACCTGTTTTACTTATAACAACAACATCATGTTCTTTGTTATAACCTGGTTTCCATTTTTTATACCTATTATTATTTTTTATAATTTTAGGTTTTATATGATCAGGTAAAATTTTATATAAAGTGTTTGTATACATTATCTTGATCTTCCTTCAGCAAAGCCTCCAAAACTAGAAGCTTTAGTGTTTTTATTAATAGAATTAATTATATTTTCTTCTTCTTCAATTCTTGATAATATTTCAAAAGCATCAAATATAGCTAGTTTTTTTGTAGCAGCTGCGTTTTTTAATCTATCAGCTGATACATCATCTTCTGAATCTACAATTTTTTCTTTAGCTACTTTTATTAATTCTTCAACTGCTTTTTGCCCAGCTTGGATTATACGTTTTTTTGTTTTGTTTGTTTCCATATTTAAATAAAATATCATTTGATTCCATACAATATAAAAGTTCATTATCTATAATAAACTCAAACTCTCTATTACTTTTAAACCCAACGAGATCTCCTGTATTAATTTTAAGGGCTTCTAATGTGCTATTTGTATATTTTAATATTCCAGTATTTTTTACTAATTTAGTATTTTTATATGTATCTTTTTCTAATACTGGTTTTACAAAACAATAATCAGCGTTTGTTTTCCACTCTTTTTTATAATACATATAAACTTGAGATGGGTGTGCAAAATATAAATCGTCCTTAAAAAACTTAGTGCTATTTACTGATTTGCCTTTTAAATTATAATATCTTCTAAATAAATTATGATGTACTATAATTGTGTCACCCTTTTTTATGTTTGTTTTATAAGCAAGAGGAACAGAAACTACTTCAGCGTGTCTATTTATAAATTTATGATTTGATATGCTTGAATTAAGTATAAGTTCTGTATTGTTTATTTTTAATTTATTATTATATCTTTCACCTACAGGTTTTATAATAAATTGATATATACTATTCATTAATATTCTAAATCATATTCAACAGATACTGCCATTTGAGAATTAAATTTTTTCCAAGGCAATACCTCATCGTCTTTTTTTATAAAAATATTATATGATTGACTTTCTTCATCACATAATATATGTGAAATAGTATGACCACCATATACTTGTTGGCCTACAGCATAGTGCATAGCGTCATTTTTATAATCAGATCCAATACTGATTTTTCTTATAACATTACTCACTTTTTTTTGTTTTTTCTTCTATAGGCGTACATGTACCGTCTTCTAAGTTAATATTTACAGCACCATATTCTTTTTCTAATTCTACTTTAAACTCTTCTACTTTTTCCACAACGCCTGCATATTTGTGTAGTAATCCGTGTTTTTGAGTTTCTAAAAACCCCACATCTTTTAATATTTGAGCAATTTCTTCTTGTTGTTTTCTAATAGTAGCTAGTTGATTATCTGTAAGCTTTTTAGCTTCTTTTGTTTTTTTTGTCATTTGATTAAATTTAAATTAATAATTATTGTTATAACAGCGCTATAATTTCTGTTGCTGTTGTTTCTGTATCACTTGTTAAATTATATACCCTTGATACAGCAAAGGGTAAAATTGTGCTTGCTGCTATACTTTTTACTATTATAGGTTGTGAGTCAGACGCTAACGTTAATTTTATATCACCTGTACCTCCTACATATAAAGCAGGTTTTTTCTCATTAAATATACCGCTTGGTCTTTCTAAATCACCTCCAGCAATAGTAGCTGTAAGAGCTCCTGTTATTCCTGTTGAACCAAAAGCTAAATTTAATGAGGCTAAACTAAATTCTATTGTTTGTCCAGAACCACCAACATTTGGTCCTTGGTTTGCAACAGTAACACTAGTTACCGCACCAGCTCCATCTGTAGCAACTAAAAACGTTGCGCCTAAAGTAACACCTCTTGGTATACTTACTGTTTCAAGACTAGCAGCTCCAGGATATGTACCTCCAGTGGCATATACAATAGCGCTACTACTTGCTGGTAAACCAGCTATAGTATTAGTAGATAAATTACTTAATGCAGCTGCTTTTAGTGTTTTAGATTCTTGCAACTCTATTCCACCGGTTGCAAAATCACTTAAATTATTTTGATAATATCCCATTTTTATTTTACTTTGTCTTTTATTTTTTCATAAGTTCTAAGTCCACCTAATCCTAACATACCTAATAGTACAGTCATTAAATGTTCCATTTGTAGTGGTGGTGGTACGTCTGTTGATTTTGTAATCCATATAAATAAATCACGAATAACAAAATTATACGCTAAAGCAAAACCACATATCCAACCTACAAAAGGTCGCCACCCCGCAACAAATAAAGTTCTATGCGAGGCTTCAACCATATTGATTTTTGTTTGTAATTCTATTAATTTTTCTGGATCAAGTTCTTTACCTTTAATGGCTTCTCTTATTTCCCAAGCTAAACCTCCAGCGACAGATTTTCTACCATCACCTCCTTTAAGAAGACCTAGTAGTAATTTCCACATGTCTATTCTTTATAACCTAATTTATTCATAGGTGGTTTTCCATAAGCATGAAATGGTTGACCGTGTTTAGGCAGACCATCTTTTTTCATACTACCCATTTTTTTCATAGGATGATGAGCTTTAAGTGGACCATATTTAGACATACCTCTGCTAGTTGCATCTTTATCTACTGGCATATCTTCCATAAGATCTTTTTTTTCTTGAGCTACACCTTCTTGTCTAAAAGCACTGTTACTCATGTGCTTCATTATAGGATGTACTTGACTTACTGATTTATTTCCTTTTCCCATTTTATTATTTTTTATTTGCATCTTTTTCCCATTGCAAAGTTGGACTACCCTCTTTCATTTTTGATCTGGCATAACGTTTACCTCTATAATAAACATATTTATCGTCATAATCTAAAATACCATCTTTCATTTGTTTGATATGTACTTCTTCATGTTTGATAACATCTTCTCTTTGCTTTGGATCTGTTATTTTTTTATTAATTAATATATTTCCATTTCTATCCGCTTTACCTAAAACACCTTCTTCTAAAGCTACTTCATGTATTGGAGTAGAATAATTAGGATAAGGTCTATTTATTTTAAAAGCCATTATTGTTTATATGGAAACATTTTATTCAACGCTTCTTTACGTGATTGACAACCACAAGGAATATTAAGACCTTCGCTGACTTTATCAACAATGGTCTTAATACCTGTTTTAGTAGTAAACTTTTCTATTGAATCGCCTAATCCTTGTGACTTCATAATACTATGCGTATGTTACTGCACTAAAGTACATTTGTAGCGGAGTAGCCGCTTGATCTTTACCTAGTTGTACAGTAGAAGAAACACCACCTGGGTTAGCAGTTAATGCTTTATTTACCGCATTGTAAATAGTATTAGGTTGACCAGTAGTAAGCGTTGGGTTTACAGATCCATCAGTATCTGCATGAACAGCAAACGTAGCTGTTTTTGGATTTGTAGCGTCTGGTGTGCCAATAGCTGATTGCTTGTAGCTAACAACTAAAGTTTTTGCATTTTGTCCAGTGTTACCTGTAGCTGCGATTTTAGCTATATCTTCAATGTTAATTAAAACATCATAAGATGGGCCTAGTGGCTGAGCCGCGCTATCTTTAACTATTGGAAATTTTATAAATTTTGCCATTTTGTTTTTGTTTTTGTTATTGTTGTTGTTATTGTTATTGGTTAGATTTATACAGTTCTAATTCTGTTTTTTATTGTTTTTAGGAGTATAACTAATACCTCTATATATATATTCGTATTTGCTCATATCTTTATATTTAAAAATCTAAAAACATGTAACGATTGATCCGGGTGCGTTCTCTCCACCCGCGACTATATTATAACCCAG